CTAATGCCTGCCTGATTGCCAAATTTAATAATCTCATCTACTGCAATTAATGCACAATCTTTAGCATCTTCTAATTCATTTAATAATGTATCAAAATAAAATCTATCAACTAATTCTTCTGCTTTTTCTTTTGGTGTCATATATCTGTTGTTCCTACTGGTTTGGGTTTTTCTTCGATTGTGATTCCCTGCTTTACAAGCTCGATGAATGGTTCAAAGCTTCTTTGTGTCAAATATGTCAAACTGTTCTGCATGTATTTAAGTTTATTCTCTCCTGATTTGTATGAGTTCTCTTTCTTCTGAAGAACATCAAACTCAACAGCAGCGATTAAATCATCTGCAGTGTACTCTCCCTCTGACAAAATTGCATTGAACTTAAGTCTACAGTTCTCTACATCTCTACGTAAAGATCTAGAGCCTGCAAAGCTTTTATCTTTATGCTTGAATGTATCAGTGCCTGGAAATGCTTTCCACCATCTTTGAAAATCTTCAGTGGCAGGCTTCTTCTTAATGATCTTATCCTTAGGAGCTTCCTCTTTAAGAAACTTAAGAACATTCTTACCTGTTAGTGTGATTTTATTCTCTCCTGATATTAATCCTTTGCGATAAATACCTTGAGCAAGGATCTCCAGTTTAGGATCTCCATTACATGCATCTTTTAAATCATGGCCTTCCTCCACTAGTTTGAGGAGAAAGACCATGTCTAAACTAAAACCATTCTTGAGTAACTCTTTAAAATGATAGAGCGTCAATTTTACATTCATAATTTCTAATTATTCTATGATCTATTTTAGCAATTAAACTTTGAGGAATGCATACATTAATCTTAGCCCTCTCTTGTAGAGATTCTAGATCACATAAATAGACTTTATCGCTCATAAAAGCTTCAATTTGAGCGATACCTGGGTCATTTAGTGAGCGATAAAATAGCTCCTTCTCCTCTTGCAAATATACTAAATCCTTGAGATTTTCCATCTCATAATCCTCGATATGTATCATGATTTATCATTATAATTTTCATACTCTCTAAACTTTGGGTCCAAGGTACGTCCTTCATTATCCCAATAACTTTCACATTTATCCCCCTTACGAGGTGATTCAGCAAAGACAGATTGTCTAAACTGATTCCATGGTGCTGTGTGCCTGTAGCACTTAAATTTCACAGGACATTCCATGTCCCTACACATTGCTATATCAGCCATTGCTTTGTTGTTTAATTAATAACATAATCTCTCTAGTTAAAGAACCTGCTGTTTCATTACCATTAAAACTCCAACGTATAATTGCAGCTTCTATAGCTCTATATAATTCATTTTCCATATTAACAAGCAGCGTAGCCAAAGAATATATACGTCCCTTCTCTCTCTTGTGTAGATCTCTTGTATTTAATACAAGCTACATTAGCATCTTGATTAGTAAGAATCTTCTCCATGCGTACAAAAGTAGTGGTTTGTTTGTTCTCTGTATACTCACGAGCATATTTAACAGCATCAGTTTTAGTCTTGAAAGACTTCAACTGTTTGTCTTCCCATCCTGTGTACACATTGTAACGAAGCTCCCACTTACTGGTGCCTTTAACAACAGTGTGATCAACAACAGATTTAATCTTGTTGTTGTTCTTTACAGGTGATTCTTCTTCAATAACATAACATTCACGCTTACCTGCATTCTCTAACATATCATCAATAAACTGATGTCTTTCTTTCTTACTCTTACGAAATTCAGCAGTGACATCTTTAAAACTAGTTGTTGTACTGATTGTACCATTGTAGGCATCTCTGCCAAATTCTGATTCTGCTGCTTCTACAGCGAGTGTGTATGCTTCGCTAGCATTCATTCCTCTTTGTCTTGTGATAAAAGCTTCTGCTCCCATGTTTTTTGTGATTTAAAATGTGTAAAAATTATAAAACAGTGTTGTGTGAAAATTATAATATGTAAACAAAATTGTTTACAATATGCCAAAGTCAGTAGTAAAACTGTGACAAATTCAGTAATAGAAAAGCCCCAGATTTCTCTGAGGCTAGTTTAAATAATTCCTAAAATTGGTAGTAATACTACCAATGCGCTTATTATTTTCGAATTGCGCCTATTTTTGTAACAAAACTTGTCAAATTATGTTACACAATTCGACAAATAGTCGAATTAATGTGCATTATATTGCACAATAGTTTATATTACTAATATAAACTATACCCTTTCGCATATAAAAGTGTAAAATATTGCACTTTTATACCCTTTTGCATATAATTTTAACTAACACTTAGTGTTAATCATAATATCCTCTAAAGAACTTCTTAACCTTTTGTAAAAATGTAGGCTGTTGATCTTTAAGTATATGTGCTTCAGGTGGTATTGTTGTGTGGATGTGTGTTGTATCAACCTCTTCTGGATTATACTCACGCAATCCTAAATTAAGCTCGAACCAACTCATTGTTGACTGTGCTCTTGTCTTATTACACTTAAAAGTTTTCTTGATAAGTGGAAGAGCAGCCTTACGCCATTCTAATGTTTGTTCTGTTGTCAATGTATACACTCTCCAGAATTCTGGTGTGTCCATTGCGTCCTGATAGGTTAACCCTATCATTTCCATTTGCATAGTGACTAACTTTCTGTTAATCTCTTCTCTTTGTTTGTCTGTTCCTGCCATTAAAATAAATTTAGTTGGTTTGGAATAATTACAGGTCTTTTCTTACCATTGTAATCAATCTTGTTAATAATTCTTTCTGCTTTCTCTATGTAATAAGAATGATTAATATTATCTAGAGGATGATCTTTAGATAGCTTATTACACACTGTCATTACCCACTCGCCTGCTTCCACTTGTGATATTGGTGCAGCGTTGGATAGACATTCTGGGTTCTTTATCTTTAATAGTTTCTCACCAGTGTTAGATACATAATATCTAATTAGTTTATTATAGATAGTAGTCTTGCCATTGAACTTACCTTCATAATGAAAGTCTCTGCTAGCCTTCTGTCTGAGACAAAAATCAAAGATGTTACTATGATTACTGATGCTATCAGCAACAGGAATACCATCGCAATAATAGCGCTCAAGAGCAAGAGGCACCACTCTAGCAGATTTGTTTTTATGTAATTCAAAATCTGTAAGGAAATCACCTTTCTTCTTAACTTCTCCATTGGTCTTAACTGCTAGATAATCATTAACTGTTGAGAATATAATCTTACTGTAATCTGTACGCTCAAGCTCATACTGAGTTAGCTCACACCACCATGCATTAATCTCATGCATCTCATCAAGATGTGTCTTTTCTATTCTAATAGTTACACCATCTGTATTAGCTGATATTACATGTATACCTGCTAGTTCATACGCTTCAATAAGCATAAGCAAGCTAAGCTCTCCAGTAAGAGTAGTGAACATAGTAAGTTGTCTGTCATAGATCCAGTTCTGCATATCAGAAGACTTACCATATACAGAATTGACAGCAAGCTTAAGGGCACCAACAATGCCTGCAATGCGTTTGCTCTTTTTAGCCTGTGGCTTAAGCTCAAGACGCCTCTCAAACATACGCTTATAGCCAGTAAGAAACTCTTTACCAAGATGTGCAGGATACCTGCCATTATTGATAATGATAGCAGGATAATAACTAGACACATCCCAATCAATGATTTCAAACTGATCATCAGCTTCAAATACCTCTGGCTTGTTCTCTGTGTGCAAGCCTCCTTTAGCAAACGTATAAGTGTTGCCATAAAAATTTATACTTTCTTTAAAGTCATCATTAAGTCCTAATACTAGTTTATCTATGTACTTTTTAAACTCAATGAGCTGGTTAGTTTGAAACTTTACATAATCAGGTCTACATTGTGATACAGTTATCTTCTTTCTAAAGAATCCTGTGCGAGGTAGATTAGCATATGTAATTTTCTTCTCTTCACAATAATACTTCTTAATCATCTCATCACCAATCTTACTATCAGAATAATTAATACAGTTAATATCAAACTCTTCTTGTATGTCTAGTCTTAATTGTAATTGATCATTTCCTTTATACAAGGGATGTTCTGTATCACCTGTTGTAACCTTAAAGAACTCATAGGTTGCCATTACATCATTAATACAATAGTTCATTGTAACATCTATCTCTTCTTGAGTCATGTTACGCTTTGTATGATGTATAGGCATCTCCTCAATGTTCTCAAGATCCATCTCAAACTCTAGACGTTTAAGGCTAACCATACGATTCTTATTATCATAATGATTAACCTTAAACAAATCTATCTGTTTGAACGACAAATCCTCTTCACGATACTCTGGGAACTGTTCATAATTGGCGTCTTCAATAACATCTTGAGCCTTTTGTGCAATCTTAGCACATATTTCTAGACCTGCGAGCTCATGCCAATCATCATGATTACGTATTACCCATTCTACCACTTGAGCATCAAAACGAAGATTATTATAACCTACCCAATAATAGTCTGGCTTATCTTGCATTAGTTTTACAAATGCATCAAAGTTATTCTGCCACTGACTAATTAGGAAATCATAATGTTCATCTTCTTTTGGATCGTAGACATGTATTAGGAATAGTTCCTGCATTGTCTCGATATCATAAATTAGAACGTTCATTTGTCTTCTATTATCTCTATTAAATCTTTCATAGATAATGCAAACAAACATGAATGTTTCTCTCCATTCCAATAATCAAGATAACTCTCTCTTGGAATAGCCCACCATAATTCTTCATGATGATTGTAGTGGAATACATAGTTATATATTTCTGTCATTTCTTTGTTTTTGTTTATCAATTACCCATATTGCTACTCTCATTATTCTAATAGCAATGTTATAAACAAAGTCTTCTAACCAAATGGTTATTTTACTTCTTTGATATGCTTTCATTATTGCGTTACTAAAGATATCCATCCTGTTAGAATGTATTTACTCTGTGTATGACTAACTTGTCCACGATGTGTGTGAGTCCAATCAGCAGGGAAGAATAATAACTTACCTTGTGTTGCTGGTTCTGTATGTCTTTGAAACATAAACTCTGTACCACCATCTTCTACATCATTTAGATATACCATCCATACAAATAATCTAACATCTTTTTCTCGTGTTTCATAGTGCCAAGCTTTAAATCCTTGACCTGGAAGATATCTTTGAATATTGTAAGCATCAATATTAACTGTAGTGTTTAGAAATATTGGAAACTTGTCCATGTATTTATACATTTCATCAACCATTTTATCTACAACATCGTCAAGTTTATCACCATATAGTCTTTTAATTGTACTTTGGTTTTCTTGACAAATAGTAAAATCTGATGAATGTTTTACATCTTCATCTAATCCTTTAGAAACATATCCTGGAAACAAATATTTATCATTTGCTTCGAATATATTAATAATCTCCTCACATTCTTGTTTAGTGAGGAGATCTTTTCTGTGTATGAAATCTACTAGTTCCATTGTTCTAATGCTGTCCTGGTATTGTTAGTTTTGATTTCTTTAAGATTATATTTACGTAGATATTCTTGTTTCTTACGTGTATATTCTTCAGACAAATGTCTATCAATAGTAATTCCCCATTGATTAATTGTGATATTTAATTCGTTTTTCATTACAGTCTTATTTAATATTGCTGCACTCATTACAAATGTAGCAAAGGTTAAAACATAAAAAATTGGATGTGGTTTAGTTATCATAGTCATCATAATAATCCATTGGATCTATTGCTTCATACATATCATCATATGTTACCCAATCAGGTACTTCCATATTATTAATATATTCACCACAATAGGTTATTAATTTAGCATCCTCAATAACTATATCATCATCACCTGGCTGTTCTAATGTAGCAGGTGATGAATGATGTGCCCATTTGATTTCTACACTACAAAATACATCATCCTGTGTTGGGTGATAGAAATCTGCAAGCGTTCTGCCTCTTGTTGTGCTCATAATACTATAATTGCTTTATCGTTTAACATTACAGGTTTACCTGACTTATCTGCTTGAACATTGACTATTTCACCAATGTGTTCTGCAAGAAGAGCAGGAGGTGCATTAACTATCTTGCCTCCTTCTTGAACTACCCATGCCATACGACTAGATGCAACAACAACATTGTTTGCATCATCTACTAGCACTGGATTAGTTTCATCTAGTACTGTCAATTTTAATTTGATTGTTTTCATAGTTTTTAAATATAAGATGAGTTCTATCTAATTCTGGATAATTATGATAAGTGGTATCAACAGGAATAAATTCAGACGCATTTAATATTCTAACTACGCCATATATCATTGCAAATACTCTTATAGTAAAATACAATATTACAATTGTAAGTATTCCTGCTGTTACCTTATCCTTTATCATATTATTCAGATTTTGTTATTAACCTACCATGTGCAGTATATCTAGCATTTGGATCTCTATCGTCTATATAGATGTTTTCTTCTCTAGCTACTCCAAATCTTTCTATTTTATTTTTCATAAACCTACTTTTATCTGGAACTCCCTCATTCTGTGAGTTATAAGTAACAAAAACCATCCATACAAATGCTAATAATGATGCTAATATAACAATAAATGTTAAGAAAAACGATAATAATTTAATTTCTGCTCTATCTTCTGCTTTCATGATATTATTAATTCAGTTAATGTTTCTCTTGATCCTAGTACAGTTGGAACAGTGTTAAATGCTAAGCACCATCTATCTTTATTTGTAGCCATATCTGGTACAGAGTGTGGTAGATAGCTAGGAAATAACAATATCTCATGATTAGCAACAGGTATAGTAGTTTTAGTTTGAGCATATGGATTACCTTCTAATAAATTAGGATTAACTTCTGGTTCTAATCTATACACTGTTGACCTATCTACATCAGCTTTATAAAACTTTATTAATGTACTGTTGTCTGGTACATCTATATAATACACACCTGAAATTACAGAATTATGGTGATAGTGGTAATGTGTGCCACCACCATTTATATTCTTATTAACCCAACTCTGCGTTATCTTGATGTCACCATCAATAGCTAGTCCATGTACATAGAAATCTTTAACCTCTTTCTCAATATAAGCCTTTAGTTTCTCCATACCTGGTAAGTCTAAACAATATGACTCTATTGATTTAAAATGATTAATATCTTTGATAATATCATTACCATATACATGCTCAAGCTTAAGCTGCTTTAATTTCCATATTTCATCTTGAAAATACTCCTGCACTCTTACTCTGAGTACAGGAGTTGGAAATAAACTTATGATTTCTAAGTTTTCCATTATTTTAAATTAACTTTTTTAACTGGTCTAATATCATACACCTCATATTTTGGTGTTTCTCCTTTTTTTGTAGATCTGTCTCTATGAAACTCAACAACTATTTCAGCTAATTTATCATCTTTAAGATCTTGTAATAATGCAGTGCAATAGCACCCAGAATCTCTATCATATACTCTCACTTTATTTCTCATTTTGAATTGGTTTAAAAATAGATTGTTAATGATTTCTTTTGTAATATTACACGTTTAACATTCGTAAAGTCAAAACTTGTACCTTCTGGTATATCAATACCAATGTTTTTTGGCAATGACACTTTCTTAACACTAATCTTTGCAGGTTTTTGAATCTTTTCTTTTACTGGTCTCACTATACCTTTAGTAAGAGTGTGTAGTTTCATATATACACCAGTCTTTCCACGATTATACCTAACTGCAAACTCTCGTGATAATGATGCTACTGATGCATTTGACATTGAAAGAGCATTTATCATCTCTCCAAGTTCAGTTTGTGAATAAAAATAATCCTTTTCCATTTTACTAATTGATTTTTGCAATAGTACACATAGGTGATGTGTCATAATATTGCGTGAATAAATATTTTCCTTTAGTTGTGATGTATTCAGTATGAACTATAGGTGATGTGATATCTGTACGTGATATAATTGATTCATTTCTTGAATCAAAGAATATTTTTGTAGTGCTATCTGACCCTCCCTTTATTCTTATACTAAATGTCATCATGAAATTCTTTTGAAACTTCCTAATATGTGGTGTTAAATGATTTACAGATCTACAAAAATCAAGATCATACAATGTATTATCTCTATCTGCATCTGCAGTTAATATATCACCATATATCATGTGAACAGGCTTATTGATTTTAAACACCTGAGACATAAATGTTTGAGAATCGTTTTCATATATCTCAAATTGTTTACATCCCTCTGATGCCAATCTATCAATGTATTGATTAATGTCTGGACCTGCTAGTCCTACAACATGCTCAAATTTAAATTTAGCTAGAAAGAAATCTCTCACCTTCTGCTTCTGTGTGGCATTTAGATATGTATATTTTAACATTCTATGTAGTTTTATTCGTCTTCATATTCATCATACTCTTCATCAATATAAAAGACTACGTCACCATTCTTTTCTAATACTGTTTCTCCATCATCATATGTAAGTATATCAACATAGCCTCTTGCAGAACAGAAATTCATTTCTTCTACAGATAGTTTTATTTGTTCTGGATATGCTACTACTGATGGTGTTATATCAGGATTGCTACTTGTTCTCATGATGAGATGAGGCTGGACAGGTAGTCCATGCTTCTCGATATATGCACCTTGATCTCTTGGAATATGATCAAGCTCATATATATGTACATATGGATTCTCTTGAACGAGACCTTCCATTGTCACAAAATACATACCCTTCTCTAATTGATCAGGGTAATATTGTGGAAATATTAGTTGTGCACTACTGTATTTCATTTAGTTCTTTTAGTTGATTTTGAAGCTCTATAATCTTATCTAATCTTCGTTTTTCACGAGTGTCATCTAATTTTGCAATAAAGGTAATAATATCTCCTTTACTACGCAATACGATCTCATCTAGTTCAACATCACTAACATTTTCTACACTAATAGTAACAGAATTACTATTATAATCTCCCTTTTCAAATAAAGACACTTCTAACTTTCTACTAGTAATGCCACTAAAAAATGATACAGAATAATATTCTTTACCACTTCTTCTTACAGTTATCCAAGTAGATACTAGAATGTGCTGTTCATCTACATTGTTTATCTGAATTGTACTACGTAATTGCTTAGCTAGTTTTAATAGCTCATTTAATTGATCTCTCATGTCTATGCATGTTTAAAATGTGAAAAAATAAAAGAGCTCAAGGACAATGTCCAAGAGCTCTATGCATTCAACCTTTAACCTAATTCATAACTTTATAGCCTGTTGTTAATAGTTGTTTTAATAGGCTAATTTTAATCTTTACCATCACATAGTTATTGGCATAAACATAGTCATGCATCACTAATGGATAGTTCTTACACCAACATAAATATTGGCTTAAGGTAACGTTAAATGTTTTCATCTTTTGATGATTTAGAATGTGTGGATAATTTATGTATTAGTGGTTGTGGTGCTTATATTCGTTGATAGCAATAAATATAGATAGTAATGAGAAAATCATAATTATCGTACCATAGAATAATCTCATAAAATTAGTTCCATCATTAAATGATGTAATACCATGCAGTAGTTGTAATGAAACAACAAACAAAAATACACCTACAATAGCAGGTAGTATGTAATCAAACTTTCTCATAATGCTATATATTTACACTAATTTCTTTATTTAAATATTCTGGTATATCAGGACGACGATGATAATACCAATGACCATAGCAATAATCATAAGTGACATCATACGTAGCCCATCTATTATTAGTAAACCAAACAGTAGCATCAAGATTGACCCATATAGGATCAATCATTATATCTAACTTATCCATGAACTCATTCATATCTCCATTAATAGGAAGATATATAAATGTTTCGTCATCATTGTTATCATGATCATTATATGATAAACTAATACATAGTACATCATCACGATCATCTATGCACTCTTTAATTAAATCTTTAAGATTCTCCATTTCTTTATTATGTTAAAGGATTATTATTAATGCTATATATTTTCAGTGTTCACCACAATTATAGCTCTTGTGAGAACGATATTAATAGCCATGATGCTTTACACCACCACAAAATTACACACAGATATATATAATTCTGATGCTATTTTACCATAAAAGTTTATTTCTCCCTAGGGATAAACTGCAAAATACCATTAGTTTACTATATATACATATATAAAGGGAAGAGATCGCTCTCTCCCCTTTATTATTGTTAAACAGCTACAGATAATAGATCAGCAATAGATGCTTCACTTAAACCAGCAGCGACAGCTTCCTTAGCTATGATGTTATTAACTCTAGCTTCTACCAATACAGTAGCACCTTTAGCTTCAGCCAAAGCATCTACAGTTAGGAATACAGATGTAGCAGTTAAACGCTTCACCTTCTCACCTGTAGGAGTTTTACCATCAGCACCAAAAGGCTCAATCTCCTTTTC